ATGTTTACACCTCCCCAACGGTCGGAATGAGCGTGAGCGTGAGCGCGGTCTTGGGCGTGATGACCTGATCGCCGTCAACGATGCGCCCGGTGTCGTCATAATACGGGTTGATGATGTAGCGGACGTCCCATGAGTAGTTCCCGGGCGTCAGCGTGTCGGTGTCCGCGTTCAAAAACTCGACGAGGAACACGCCGTTGCCGAGTTCGGTGTCGAGGGCATAGGCGCGTTCAAATATGACCGTGCCACCGGCGTTTTTGACGGTGAACAGCGCCCGGTCATTCTCGCCGAATGTATAGCCGGTCGTGGTCACGGTGAATGACGCGGTGTCGCCGACGGACAGGGTGATGTTACCGGCTTCGTTGATGCTGAACACTAGGTCGTCGCCTCCTTTGCAAGGGAGATCGTGATGGTGTTTTCGCCCCACATGCCAGACTGAACGGACAGGGGCCGCGTGAAACCCTCGAACACGTCCTCATTTTCGCCGTAGCGGAACACGATGCGGGACGTGGCGGAGGGGTCTGAAAACGCGACGGCAATGCCCGCGACGGTGTTGTCGCCGGAGATGGTCGCGGTGAGTATGCCCTGTGCGACGCCGCACCATGGCGATTCGTATTCGGTGCCGTTATTCAGTATCAGCATCCGCATGCTCATCGCCTCCCGTGAAGTCAATCGTGTACGTCTCGCCGCCGACGCGGGTCTCGCCCTCCGCAAGCGGCGGCGAGTTCAGCGCCTTGATCTGCTCCTCCAACATGGCGACGTGCTTCTTGTGGGCGTCCTCGGTCTTTTTCAGACCGTCGCGCACCGCCACCAGCTTGTTGATGATCTCCAGCCCCAGACGCGCCTTCTGGGCGCCCCGGGCGTCGAAAAACTCGTCCACCTGAACGATGATGCTGTTGATAAATTCCTGTTCATTCATCAGCCTTCGCTCCCCCTCGTTAGAATGTAGATGTCAGCGGCGCTGACGGTGACGCTGCCAGCGCTCCATCCAGTAACCAAATACCCGCTCACGCTGCCGGACGGCGTTTGGCTCGATGAGCTGCTGCCGTACATAAAATAATGGCTGTTCGAGTGTGTCAGCGACGGAAGCGTGATCTCCGCGCGGGTGACAACCGTCGTTTTCGTCCACGACCCACTGTAGCCACCGATGACGATGCTATCCGTGCCGATGATGCCGGCGGTCAACTTCGTGGCCTTGGTCTTTCCGGTCTGCAGGTTGGTGATGTTGGCGTTGGTGACTGACAGCTCGGACGCGGTAACATAACCGGTCAAGTTTATCTTATCCGCCTGAATCAAAATGCTGTCCGTCGTCGCGTTGATGACGGACTTGATATTGCCCTGATCGGCGACCGCCATCTCGACGCCGTTGCGCGTGACGTTCAGGCTCGCGCCGTCGACGAGGTTGAGGTTATCGCCGCTGACGTTGAACTTGCCCGCAACGGCGGTGATGCCGCTGCGGTTCTGCCACAGTGCCGAGCCCTCGATGGCGTTCACGCGGCTCCCGACGGTATTGATCTCGGAGACGGTGCCGACGGTCGACAGTACGCCGTCCTTATAGACACGGAGCGACGCGCCGTCGATCAAATTCACATCACCACCGCTGGTGATGGTAAACTTGCCCGCCACTTGGGTGATGCTGTCCCGATTCTGCCAGAATGTCGTGCCGGTGATGTCGGATTTCGCGCTGTTGATCTCCCGGACTGTGCCGACGGTCGAGAGTACGCCGTCCTTGTACACGCGCAGGGACGCGCCGTCCACCAGCGTAACGTTATCGCCGTTGATGACGAATTTGCCCGCTACGGCGGCGATGCTGTCACTGTTCTGGATGACGGCGGTGCGATTGATTTCAGCAATCCCTTGGGCATTGACCACGGCCTTTTCCGCGACGCTCTGGATGCTGGATTCCGTCTGTGTGATCCGGGTGTACATCGTCTCGTTCTTCCCCAGCTTGTTGATGCCGGTCTTGGAGACGATGCTCGAAATCTGATTGTTCTGCACGTCGAACTGGGCGTAGCTGTGCTCCAGCCCGTCCTTGACGCTGTACAGGCGCACGCCCTTTTCCGCGTCGACAATGATGCCGCTTTCGTACAGCTCCGTCATGCCGGTGCCGTCCAGCAATTCGCGGGTCTTGCGGGCGATCATCTCCCAGTGTTCCATCTCGGACGAACCGGCGGCACGTCCCCCACCGCCGCCAGAGCGCCGACGGGACACGCTGTTCTTTGCCACGCGGTCGGAGAACTGCTCCTTTGCCTGCCCGAGTTCAATCCGTATCAGGTCCGGGTCGCCCAGCGGGATGGTGATCTTGGTCAGCGGATATGTAACGTCGATGCCGTGGGGCACGCTGACGACGCGCACGCGGGTCATGAATTTCAGCGCGGCGACGTTCACGCCCGCCATGCTCAGATCGGCGGCGGACAGGGAAAGCGTCTCTTTGAGCCGCGCGGCGTCGGTGCTGAAATACGCCTTGGCCTTGTTCAGCAGGTCCTTCGGGCTCTCGGCGCTGTTCCACGTCTGCACCTTTTCGCGCCTGCCGTATTTCGTGATGCCCTTCGTGTTTTCGATGTAGTCTTTGCCGCCGTTGACGGATTCGACCGTCATCGACTTCCGGGTGTCGCCGTCCAGCTCGGACGGGCCGACAGGGACGAGAACGGTGTAGAGGTCCGCGGCATCGGATTCGAGGAACATGTCGGCCATGTTCGACGCGAAGGCAATGGCCTGCGGCGACGCGGGCAGATCGGATTCGGACAGGTAGTCCAGATAGACCTTGTCGGCGGTGTAGCGCGGGACGAGATAGCCGCCGTGCTCCGCGACGAGATGCGTCTGCAACGTCTCCCAGTAGCCCTCGTAATCCTCATTTTCAAAGGTGCTAGATAGGCTGGGCTGGAATAGTATTTTGCCGACGGTCACGCGGCGGTCGGACGCTACGCGCCCGTTATACTCGGCGACGACGGCCTTGATATACTGCGTGACGGTGCCGGTGAAGGACGACGGGCGGCGGAGCACGTCGTCCATCTGGCCGATGCGCTCCTCGCACATGTAGGACACGCCGCCGGAGAAGTTGACTTTCGGCGTGACGGGCCGGAACCGCGCGACGACGTCCGCGCCGTCGTACACGGCGAGGTCAGCCGTATAGACGGGCAGGCTCGAAAACTCAGGGTTGTCCCGGTAGACCGTGAACGTCAGCGTGCCGATGTTGTTCGCGGACAGCGCCATGGACGGCGATTCGATATAATGGCCGTCGAGCGACGGGTCGAATAGGACGCGCCCGCTGTTTTTAATGGTGTACATCAGAGGACACCGTCCCTCCATGTCAATGTGATTTTGCCGCTGCCGGACACGACCAGCGGCTCGGGCTTGTCGGTGACGCGGAACTCGTCGATGGTGTACGTGCCCGCGGCCTTCGTCCAGCTTTTGCCGCGCCAGTTGAGCGTCGCCTTGCGCGTCAGCGCGATCTTCGGCGTCACGGTCATCCGCGCGGCCTGCAGCGTGATCGTGGTGCTGACGGTCACGGGCTGTTCAATGGTCGTCTGCCTTCGCGCCAACTTGTAGGGGTTGCAGGCAAATTCGAGGTCAATGTCCGTCACGCCCCGGTTCGGCTTTACGTCGCAGACGGTACAGCGCCCGTCGTAGTAGTAGTCCGGCTCGTCGGAAAGATACACGCGGATCGACCGGCCCGCCACGAACTGCACGACGTCGCTGTAGCCGGACGATTCCATGTCCCGCAGGCCGATTTTGACGGTGCGCGGGTTGAACTTGACCTCGCCCGCCCACTCGGTCATGTCCAGCTCGCCGTCCCTGCCGTCGATGGAAAAGCGGTGCAGTTTCGGTGTAGGCGGCGAGACCTCGTGATAGCGGGTGATCAGGCCAAGGTCGCGGTTCGGGTACAGTGTTTCATTGCCCGTGTTGCGGAAATACAGTGTCGTCAGTTTCATAGCGTCCTCCCGTAGCCCTTCCATACGGCGCGGTCATTGAGCGAGGCGTCCATGTCGCCGACCAAACCACCGACCAGCGCGCCGGTATCCAGCACGACGCGCATGTTCCCGGCAGGCATACGGTCGATCATGCCGTCGAGCCGCGAGAGCATGGAATCCATAGACCGGGCAACGGCGGATTCGACCATGGTATTCAGCGACCGGGTGCCGACGACCGCCTCGGGGCCTGCGTCGCCCGCGACCTGGTACTTGCCTTCGGCATAACCGAAGACCGTGGGCCGGTCGAATATATAGCCGCCGGACATGGCGCGGGCGTTGTGCTGGACGGGGCCGAAGCTGCCACCGCCGCCGCCATGGACTATGTCAGTCAATACGCCTGTAATGCCGACGGACAGGCCCGTGATCCCGCTCACGGTGTCCTCGACCTGGCCGGGGATCGCGGAGGTGTCCGCGTCGACGGGAATGTCATAGTCGCCGTTCTTGATCGCATTGAACAGCTGGTCGCCGACGTCCTTGGTGACCTGCAGATTGTAGGGCAGATTGATTACGTCGCTGTTCGACGCAGTGCGCAGCTGCCCGACAAGGCTCTGCATCTGGTTTTTAACCTCGGGAATGACCTCCGCCGGAATTTGCGATATGTCGGTGATGATGGTATCGGCAAGGCCGCTATCCTCGATCATCTTCCGAACGTCGCTGCTCCTGCCGCCCGAGAAGCCGAGCCCCTCAAAAATCGCCGTCATGATCGGGTTGCCGGAGAAGCCGCTGCCCAAGCCGTCCAGAAGCCCTTCTGCAAGAGCCGCGCCAGCCTGTGTAATCGCAGGCATTACGCTCTGAATCAATGTATCAAGCATCGGCGCAAGTGCCTCTCCAAGGCTCTGGAGTATTGGTTGAAGCCTTTCGCCCATCGTCTCGATCTCTGCGCCGAGCTGCTGGATGCCGCCCTCGAGACCGTTCTCGTTGACGGCGTTGGTGATGCGATCCAGCGCGTCGGTGCCAAACTGCACGACATCGCGCAGCGGGCCCTTGACGTCGTCAAAGATGGCTATTTTGAGTACATCCAAAGCCGCACCGAACCGTTCAATGTCGCCCGCGAGGTTGTCCAACCGGGTGTCGGCCATTTCCTGCGCCGCACCGTTCGCATCTTCAAAACTTTGGGTGAGCAATTCAACCTTATCATCAGCGGCGTTCATCATGGCAAGCCATCCGTTCATGCCGTATTGGCCCGCGATGCTCTTGGCATAAAAAAGCTGTTCCTCGTCCGTCAAGCCTTTCCACGCTTCGCGCGATTCCATGATGATGTCACCGAAGTCGCGCATTTTACCCTCGGAATCAAAGACAGTCACGCCAAGCGCTTCGAGGTTTGTCCGCGCATTGCCCGTATCCGTACCAAGCCGTGATAATATATTCCTTAACGCCGTACCAGCTTTAGTCCCCTTGACGGCTTGGCTCGCCATTAGGCCGATTGCAAGGGCGATGTCATCTACATCTGCGCCAACAGAACCGGCTGTTGATGCAACATACTGGAACGTCTGCCCCATGCGGTAAACGTCTGTGTTGCTATTCCTTGCAGTCTGCGCAAGAATATCAACAAACCAACTCGCATCATCCGCTGACAGCTTGAATGCGTCAAGGCTATCAGTGACAATGTCGGAAACAGTGCCAAGATCCTCGCCCGTTGATGCGGCGAGCGCTATGATGCCGGGGAGACCCGCGAGCATCTGCTCGGCTTTCCAACCGGCCATGCCCATGTAGTAATAGGCTTCGCCGGTTTGCTCGGCGGTGAATATGCTGTCATGGGCCTGATCAAGGGCAAACGCGCGCAAACGCTCCATGTTCTCCATGCTGCCCTCAGTGGAGCCAAGCAATGATTCCACGGCGGACATCTGTCGATCGAAGCCCATGCCGGTCTCGAGGACGTCCCGGCTGAAATCCGCGACGGCGTTCCCGAAGCCGACCATCAGGTCTTTGGCGATACCAAGGCCGGATGTAAACGCGGACGTATCAAGACCGAGAGTTGCGGTCAGGGACATTAAATCCAAATTATTCCACCACCTTGATGCCGAAACGCTCGAGGCGTTCGTGTGCGATGTCAACCGCTTCCCGGGTGTCCTCGGGCTGCGGGTGCAGCAGGTCATAATAGCGCACGTGCGGCGGGTTGCCCAGCGACGCGCATATGCGGTAAAAGCAGTCGGTCACGTAGATGTCCAGCGCCTCGCGCCGCTGGCGGTCATCCATTGCGGCGACGATGCAGTCGGTGAAGTACGCGATGCCGACGGCACGGAAAAGATCAATGCGCAGGGCGTTCAGGGCTTCAAAGAACGCCGGAGCGTCGGCCCGAGAAACAGCGTAAAAAAACTGCGCACCTCGGGGCTGTAGAACATGGCGAGTATGGCAGAAATGTATTCGACCATTGTGTGCGTGTTGAAGTCCTTCTCGTCGGTGAAACAGGACAGCGCCATGACGCGCCGGGTGCCTGCCGGGTCTTTTTCCATGGCGGACATGATGATGTCGGCTGTGTTGTCGGCGGCGATCTCCTTCAGCGCCTCGGCCTTCTGGTCGTCGTCCATGGCGTCGAAGCCCTCCGGGCGGCGGGCGCGGATTTCCGCGAAGCCGATGGTCTCCAGCCAGTTCACGAAGGGCGTGCGGAATTTGACGATCTGGGCCATGAACTCATCCGGGGTGCAGTTCGCAAAGTGCTTCATTTGTTGTGCCTCCATTCAAAAACATGGGGCGGCGCGAAGCCGCCCCGGTGGGTCAGGTGGTGCCGGTACCGGCCTTGATATAGATTTCAAATGGCACGGTGTCCTGGGCGTCCTTGGAATAGTGGGCCGTAAATTCAAAGGCGAACTTGCCCTTCTCCTTGTCGGCGGTCTGCAGCTGGAAGCCGCCGGTGGACAGGGCGTCCTTCATGCGGATGGCGACGAAGCCTGCGGTCTTGCCGGTGCCGGTGGTGTTCTTGTCGGAATAGTCGGCGACGAGCCAGATGTCGCGGAAGTCGCCGGTGGTCGCGGTCAGGTCCAGCGTGTCGCGGGGCGTGATCTTGCCGGTGCTGGAATCCAGATCGGCGGCGGCAGACAGCCAGCGGGCGGCGGCGGGCGTGATCGCGGTCAGCGTGCCGGACATGGTGATGTCCCAGTCGTCGATGCGCTTCAGTTCCTTGGTGTTCTTGGGGACGTTGTCGATGTCCTCGCCGAAGTCGATATACCTCGGCGTGGCCTTGAAGTTGACGCCGCCGCTTGTGGGGCCGAGAATCTTCGCGTCGGCGGCGGTCGCGCTGGACGGGTCAAACTCGGTCAGCAGTACGCCCGCGCCGATGACCAGCGTCTGGAACGTATTGGCCGGGTACTTCGTGTACTCCATTGAGCAAATCACTCCTCTAGTCGGTATTTGCGTGCAGGATCATGGTCAGGTATGCGCATTTGATGTCCGGGTTCGGGTCGGGCTGCTGCTGCATGAACGGCGTGTCATTGTCGCGGAATATGACAATAAAGCCGCTGTCGGTCGGGATGGAAACCCCAGTGCCGATGGCGGCTTTGATTTGGTCACACTTTGCGAGCACGGCCCCGTAGCTACTGCCGCGGTACCAGACCCATGCGTGTAGCATGGACAGCGCAAGCGGTTCGGGTTCAATGAGGTCGTATGTGATATAGGGCGTCACGGCGTCGTCGGGCACGTTGTAACGCGCATAGGCGGGGATGCCGAAGCCGGAGAAGAAGTTATAGAGCGCCTTGGCGGTGTCGGTCATTCTATCGCCCACCTTTCGGCGGTAGCCTTGGCGATCTTGATGCTTGACGGCCCGGGCGCGGCGCTGTCCCTGGTATTCGACGTGAGGCGGAACACGGCGCCGTCAGAGACGCGGCGGATCACGTCGTGATACTCAAGCGGCGTCCCGGCGTCGACGACGATGGTGAACATCTCGTTCACGCCCTGCTGTTCGGCAACGCGGGCCTCGGGGCTGGAATCCTTGCGCAGGGCCGCCCGGAACGTGACGCCGTCGACGTATTCGTAGTCAAACCCGCCCATGCCGTCGGAGACGGGCGTTTTGACGAGGACGACGAACTCCTCCATCACGTCGAATATCATGGGCATTACGCGATCTTCCTCCATTCGTTCAGGCGCTTGCGGAAAACATACTGCCAGTCGGACTGTGTGTCGCCGCCGGACGACAGACCGGCGGACGCCTTGGTGTAGCTGTACTCGCCGATGACGGATTCGGACTGGTAGGGGCTGTTCATCACGTCGCCGTACTTATCGACCCACGCCTGAATCTCGTCGGCGAGGGCGAGAAACGCCCGGGGCACCTTCATCGGCCAGATGACGCCGGAGAAGGTCTCGTCGGCGAGTTCCTGCGCCGGGTACTGGTAAACGCCGTCGTTGAACGTGCTGCCGCATATGCGGAAATACTGGCCGGGGACGAGAAACGGGAGGTCAAGCCCCCCGTTCTCGACGGCCCAGCGGCCCGCGTGTCGGTCGGAATCGCTGGTGAAGTAGTTGTGCAGATGGGCGCAAAGGTGTTCAATCACACTAC